AATTCTTCACTTCCCCACTCTAAAATATTCTTGTTTGTGTCACAGTATTTCATGAATTTAAGTTCCCATGAAGAGCGATATATTATGTTCGTATAATCGCCTCGATACTTCTTTGGAACCCTTGGTCTAAATTTTCCTTTGTAAGTCATCTAAATAGAAATAATAAAAGACTCATATAAGGTATTTAGAGTGGCAGGGTTAGTACAAAGAATAACAATGCAGGATGTCAAGGAGAAACTTGGCAAACTGTCTATAACGAATCAATATCAAGTTAATTTTTCTATATTGAAAAAAACAATAACAGATTATCTTGAATCAATTGGTATTGATAATGCAAAGGACTTTTTATCAAGAGATGCAGGATTACTTTGTTCTGATGCATCTTTACCAGCAAGTGCTTTTGCGACAGGTGAAGTTAAAGATAATTTCATGGGTATTCCACAGCAGTTTGCTCATACAAGATTATATACTGATATTGATTTTACTTTTTATGTCGATGAAGACTATACAATGTTGAAAATTTTTGAAGGTTGGATGGATTACATATCAAGTGGAGCAGATGCTGATGGTATTCAACCAGGTCAAAGAGGTTTTTACAGAAGATTCAAGTATCCAAATGACTATAAATGTGATACAATGAGTATAACTAAGTTTGAAAAGAATCTTGGAAGGACTTTACTTTATGAATTTGTAAATGCTTTTCCAAAATCAATTACATCATTACCTGTAACTTATGGTGCAGCAGACATACTAAAAGTTACAGTTAGTTTTAACTATGATAGATACATTATGACTAGAAGTTAAAATTACCTCTATAAATAAATTTACTGAAGTGTGAAAACATTATGACATTACCAAAAATTAATACACCAACTTATGAATTAACCATTCCTTCGAATGGGAAGAAAATTAAATATCGTCCATTTCTTGTTAGAGAAGAAAAAATTCTGATTCTTGCATTAGAAAGTGAAGATACTAAACAAATAACAACAGCAGTTGTTGATATATTATCTGATTGTATTCTTACTAAAAATATAGATGTTACTAAATTAGCAACTTTTGACATTGAATACTTATTTTTAAATGTTCGTTCAAAATCTGTGGGTGAGACTGTTGATGTGAACATAACTTGTCCAGATGACGGAAAGACATCTGTAGAAATGCAGATTAACATAGACAGTATTAAAGTTCAAAAAATTAAAGGTCATAAGAATATAATTAAACTTGACGATCAATACTCAATGAAACTTAAATATCCCTCAATGAATGAATTTATTGAAAATAATTTTGAATCTGGTGAAGATGGTGGTGAGGGGAGTGATATTGATAAATCCTTAAACATGATTACATCATGTATTGAAATGATCTATGATAATGAAGAAAGTTGGGATGCTGCGGATTCATCACAAAAAGAGTTAGAAGAATTTATTGAGCAACTTAACAGCAAACAATTCAAGTTAATTGAAAAGTTTTTTGAGACAATGCCAAAACTTTCTCATAAAATTAAGGTTACAAATCCAAAAACTAAGGTCGAATCAGAGGTTGTGTTGGAGGGATTGGCAAGTTTTTTCACCTAAGTATGGCTCATACTAATCTTGAGTCATACTTTAGAATCAATTTTGCGTTGATGCAGCATCATAAATATTCTTTAACAGACATTGAAAATATGATGCCATGGGAAAAAGAAGTCTATGTCACCTTACTCACTCAATATATTGAAGAAGAAAATTTAAAACAACAGAAAAACAATGGATGAGTCGTCTCCAGTATTTCAAAATTTTCAGAATAAAATGTCTGCCATGAGTGGTAGACCAAAAATGAATGTGACAAATATGAAAACCATCTTTGGTGATGGAAGGGGTCGTGCTGCCATTTCAGGTAAAGGTTCTACTCTTGTTCGTGGTGGTTTAGATAATAAATTATTTCAGGTAGGTGGAACATCTAATTTAGGGGAGAGAATTGCTGCAAATGAAAGAAAGATAACTCTTTTAAAAAATGTATTAAAAGCACAAAAACCTTTTGGTGGTAAGGAAGATGAGATACTTAAAATCAATTCAACACTGCAAAGTATTGGAAACATAATCACAACAGATTATGCAAACAGAATAAATGAAAGTAAGTTAGAGAATAAGTTATTAAGAAATCAACTTGATGCACAAAGAAAAAGTGTTGCAGAAAGAAGTTTAGAAAAAGTTAATAAAATAGGATCTTCCGTTGGATCTGGTATTTCTTCCATTGCATCTAAGGTAACCTCACCAATTACAGGAATTTTCGATAGATTATTATCAGCTGCTACATTATTAGGTGCTGGTATTGCTAGTAATGCTGCGGTTAAGTGGTGGACTAAATTAACTCCACAACAACAGTCTAGAGTAGTCACTGGTTTAAAAATAGCGGCTGTTTCTGCAGGTGTGTTGGGATTAGGGTTAATTGGTAAGAAAGTATTTGATATTGGTAGATTTGTATTCAGAACTGGTAGAGGCACAGTTAATCTAGGAAAAAATATAGTAAAAAGTGGAAGAAGATTTATTGATCCCAAACGTGCTGAAAAATTAGCAAGAGTAAATAATATTAATAAAATTAAAGCAACCAAATTAAATAATAAAGGACTTTTAAATGTTGGTAAGATTAAAAATACTGCACAATTTGGTGGTGGTATAAAGACGGGCATTGATTTAAGTAAAAAGACAACAACAAAACAAGTTTCAAAAACAGTAGTTAAACAGGGTGCAAAATTTGGTGTTGGAAAAGTATTGAGAATAGGAGCAGGTTCTGCTCCTATTCTTGGTTTCTTAGTTGATGGTGGATTTGCAGTTGAGCGTTTATTGAAGGGAGATAAGAAAAGTGCTGGTATATATGCGTCTAGTGCTTTAGCAAGTTTCATACCCAAGGTTGGTACAGTTGCTTCAGTCGGACTTACCGTAGCAGGAATGCAATCAGCTGCTGAATTTGATGCTAAGAAGAGAGCTGATAAATTGAAGGAGGAGGGAAATATTGAAGTCATCTATCAAGAGATAAACAATACAAATAGGAAACGTAAAGATGATCAAACAAATCAAGAAAAAGTTTTGAGTGAAGCAGAGGGAACACAAGTTCCTGTCGTCTCATCAATACATCTTGATAATGAATATATGATTAAGACACCGAAAATTCTGGGTATTATTTTAGGAGATGATTTATAATGACTAACAAAAGCGTAAAAAAACTTAAAGTTACGGTCACGAATATTAAAAGTGTTCTTGTCAGAGATAGTAGAAGATTATCTAAATTCAAATCTAAGGGAGAAAGAATAGAGTATAATAAATTACAATTATCAAAAAGAGAAAATAAAGAATCTAATTTAGAAAAAATGAAAAGATCTTCACCAATGTCAGGTATTTCAAAGAAGATTGGTTCTGCATTTAGCAGTCCAATAAAAAAGTTTGAACAGGTTGTAGGATTAATATTAGGTGGCATATTCATAAATGCACTTCCACCTTTGGTTTCAAAGGTAAAAAATGCTTTTGATGGGGTTATAAAAAGATTTGATCAATTAAATTCTGTAATAAAAAAAATACTAGGATTTATAAATGCAATTACAGAACCAATTATACAATTGTTTGGTTTTGTTGGAGCATCTAATAATATAAATCCAAGTGACGATACTGACGATACTGGCACAGATAATTTGGAATTTGAAGATCAGGAAGTTGAAATTGAAGGTAGAGCAAATGGTGGTGAAGTTAAGGAAGGCATTCCTTATAAGGTAGGAGAAAGAGGGGAAGAACTGTTCGTACCTGATCAAAGTGGTACAATAATTCCAAATGATGAATTAAATCCTGACCCTCTTAGATCCACCATAATCAGACCATCACCAAATAACATATCTAATCTTAATGCCATAGTTGATAAAATAAATAGAAAAAGAGTTAAACCAAAAGACAAATTGATTGTTATACAAAAAGAATATATTGAAGTGTAGGAGAAAGTAATGACAAGCGGAAGTGCATCAAGAGCATCAACATATCAAAAAATAGTCATCCGTAATGATAAAGACAAAGAAGCAAATCTTGCAGGTAAAGTCGTATCATTTAACTATTTTGAGAGTGTATATTCTCCAGAAATAACTGCTAATTTAATTTTTGTGGATGCTTCAGGATCAATTAAAGCTGATAAGGCACAAGACACTCAGGAGAGGTCTGGAAGTATTAAGTCATCACTTCCTATTATAGGTGATGAGGAACTTGAATTTATAATTAACTCAAAATCAGGGACGTTAGATTTTTCAAAAAAACCATTACGTGTCATTAGTGCTCCTATTATAACAGAGGAATCCAATCGACAAAATGTTTTTCTATCGTTAGTATCAAAACCTGGAGTTGACACTACACCTCTCCTGAATGTGTATAAAGGTAGAATCAGTGGTACTGTTAAAAAAATTATGAAACAATTAAAAATAAAAAACAGATCAATTGATAGGACAAGAAATGGTTATGATTTTGCATCAAAGTCTGAGGGTGGTTTAGATTTAATTCTAGATCTTTGTCGAAAATCAATTCCAATTAAAGGTGATCCTGGATTTTTCTTTTATGAAACTCAGGATGGGCATAATTTTAAAGCAATTGATAATCTCATTTCAAAAAAACCAGTTGAAACTTATACTTATAGTGGAGGATTAAAATCAAATTTAGATAATGATGAAAATGATTTTAAAATTGTTAGACATACAGTATTAAAAGATCAAAATGTTAAACAGAGAAAGAAATGGATGTCTTCTCGTAATATATTTTTCAATCCAGCAACTCTTGAAGTAGAGGAAAAATTTTATACCTTAAAAGGAGCAGAGGGTGAAATAGGAACAAAAGTAAATACAACTCTTGGTAAAGATATTGACTACAATAAAGGATCTACCGACACTTATGTGAAAACAAATAATCTCACATTAGATATTGGAAGTTTAGATTATCAAAATCTTACTCCAAATAATGATCCGAGAGAATGGCAAGCAAAATCTCCAATGAGATATAATCTCTTACACTCTCAACTATCTGAAATACAGGTTCCATGTAATGTAAAATTAAGAGCTGGGAATGTAATTAAAGTTGAAATTGAAAGACAGGGTGATGACAAAGAGTTGGGTGGACTTGATGAACATTTAAGTGGAAAGTATTTGATTCTTCACTTATGTCATCATTTTGATTCTAAGAGGTCATTTACTTCCATGACAATTGCCCGTGACACCTATGGTTTACATGTTGCAAAATTAAGAGAGATTAATGTTGATGATGATGATAATACTGAGTATAACAAGGATAACATTCCTAATATTAAATTTTTGAAATAAGGAGAGTTAATTATGGCAAATAAAATTAAGTTTGATGATATATTTTGGAAAGGAAAAATAGTAAATGTGGATAAAAATCCAACTCAAAGAACTCTGATGTCTGGTGGAAGTTGGGGATTTCGATATCGAGTTCGCTTAGTATCAGATTTTTCAGAAAATGATAATGTGAGTGATGATGAAGTTTTTGTGGCACAGTCTCTTCTTCCTCCCACCGCAGGGACAGGTGCTGCTGGAAGGTCAGAAACTTTAAAATTATCTCAGGGTGATATGGTTATTGGTATATTCATGGGACCAGATAAAACAGCACCTTTTATTACCCAAGCTTTTCCTAGAACAACACTTGTACCTAAAAATGGAAAGGGTAAATATGCGATTGAAAGTGGATTTACTAGTAAGGTAAAACCTGGTTTACAAGAACTACAAGAATTTGCACAAACTGCCATTGCTAAAATCCCACTATTATTTGGAAAATTAAACAAAGGCAATGGAAAGGGAAGAAATACT